GGGAAGGCGGGAAACGCGCAGGGAATCCGGCCCGGTAACGCGGCTGTCTTCAAACCGGAGGATAGCCGCGGCCATCTTTCTTTCTGTAGGGTTCATTTTTTAGTCTGATGCTCAAGGTTGGAAAGGCGGAGGTCTATTGTCCTCAAGACCTCCGTCTGAATAGCGTAGTTTTTGGTCTGCTCTGCCAGAAAGCTCTTGAAATCGTTGTAAATAAGCGCCATGCCGACAAACCCACTCATGAGAACGACAATCAGTAGCGTCAAGATACCGTTCTTGCCGTCCAAAACTGCGCGGACAGTATTGACCACACGCAGAACCCAATCTATCGGCTGGCACATGATCTTACTTTTTCAGGGATTGCACGACGGGCGGAACGTCCGTTTCCGGCTGTGCTTGGGAATAGGAAATATGCCCCTGCTCAATGACGAGGCAGGAGCCGTCCTTGCATACGACCGTCTTGTCCGGCGTTACATCCACGGAATGACCGCAGCCACCCAGCAAAGCGGAAGCCGCATAGGCCGCCCCTGCCAGGACTACCCACAAAAGGCGTTCCCACCACTTCAGGCCGGTTTTAGTTTTACTCTTTTCGTAGGCATCTTTCATGCCCTGCTTCCCCGCCTCAAGGGCGGCCTGCTTTTGCTCGTCACTTAACTTACTCATGGTTTTGCTCTGTGAAATATTTAAAAAACGCCACGGCGGCGGGGTCATCAATGATGAACTCCGGATATTGATACGGGGTGAAAAACCGGCGCCCCCCTTGCTCATTAACCGCCTCAACATCCAGCGCAACCTCATCCTTCCGCCCGATGGGGGTATACGGGTCATCCTCATTATAGACAGTCGCCGTCATTAGATGCGCCCACACCTGGGAGGCCTGCCACGGCTCCGCCAGCCCCACCAGAGCGGCAACTACCGCCTGCATGGCCGGTGTCTGGTCCGCTGGTATCTCGTCCTGCGTATAGCGGTCTATGCGGGTGTACCCTTCCTCGTCCTGATAGACGGCCGTCAGGGTGAATTCTCCCCATTCGCCGGGCCGGGGAAACTGAATCTGTATTTCTGCATTCATGGTTCTTCAATGGGGGTGTTAATGTCCATAAAATCCGCCGTTTCTTCCGTTTCAATGGCGTTTTCCGCTATCGCTTCCAGGCCATAATAAACCGGGTTGACGTTGCCGGGCTGGTAATTGGTGCGTTCCGCAGAGCCGACAAAAACGTTGACAGATCCACCGGAAATTCCCGGAATGTCCGTTACGAGTGTGGAAAATCCCGTGCCCGTTTCAAAAGTAGTCACTCCGCGAACCGTGGCAATTTTCCAGAGATTCTGACTGGACCCGCCCCCGGTCAGTAGATACAAAGAGCCGTAAGCCTCACCATAATCTCCGGCATTGTAGGACCGCGGCGCAGATTGCTGATATATAACTTTGTTAACAATATAGGGGATTGGCTCGTTTTGCGACGATGGAATAAAACTGGTTGTGGTCTTTACCTGCCATTCCCGCGTGGTTTCGGCGGCGTAGATTTCCCGGACGCGTACGACATACCCGCCGCGGACCGTATCGCGCACGTTGTCAAACGTAATATCCAGCATTTCCCCGGTATTATAGGCCAGATCATTTCCGGGGATGATGCTGTACGATTCCAGCGTCAAATCTTTCCGTACTGTCTTTGCCCCCCGGCCTAAGCCAACAGTCACTTTCCCCGCATTCGTTAATTGCCAGGGGATGGCAAAACCTGCGAAACTGGAATAATTCCACTGGCCTTTAGGACCCGCAAAGTAATGAACAATCGTGCTGTGCGTCCCGGACGGTACGTTCGTCTGCGCATACTGTCCGGGGATGGAAACGGTAGTTGCCGCCGTCCCCGTCGCCGTTATCGCGCCCGTGTCCAGATAAGCAGGCAGGGTAAAAAGGCCCGTCACGCCAGCCATTCCGGCGGCATACAGGCGGTTGACCGCTGACGTATCGGTCGGCGCACCCACGGCAAGCGGAATGTTGATGCCTCCGTTGGCGTTGACGGTCCCCGCCGCCGTCAGACCTCCGGCCAGCGTCATGTTGCCGGATGCGTCCACCTGCGGCATGGCCGCCAGAGCATTAGCCGCCGCCGTGGCTGAATTGGCCGCGCTGGTGGCGGAGGTCGTGGCATTAGTCGCCGCCGTATTGATGCGCCTCTCCGCCTGGTCAATGTCTTCCTTGGCGGTTTCGGCGCGCTGGACAAGGGGCGTAATCGCCCCCACCGCTCTCTCCTGCGCCGTTTGCACGGCGGCAACGGCATCCGTTCGTGCGCCGGCTATATTCTGCTGCGCGGTCTGTGAGGCACGTCCCACGGCAAGAACAGAATCGGCTTGCTTGTCCTGTATGGCAGTAACAGCCTCATTCCCGGCATCAACAATCTTCTTCTCCCCGTTGCTGACCGTTTCCGGCCAGGTGGCGGCCAGCGACTCCACAGCCGTTTTAGCGTCATGGGCACTCTTGGCGTCACGGTCCGCGTTGGTTGCGGATGTGTCGGCTGCGGCTGCAGAATCGGCGGCAGCCCTTTTGGAGGCCCAGGCAGACCCTGCATAGCCTTCCGCCTCTTCGGTCCGTGTAGCAGCGGTGGCTGCCGCGTCCGTTGCCGTCTTGGCTGCCTGGCTCGCCGTTTCTGCGTCCGCATGAGCATTCTTGGAAGCCTGGAGCGCATGATAGGCAAAAGCCTGTGCAGCAGTAGTAGCCATCCACTCCATACGGAGACGCATTGTCGCTTCCCCAGGCATAGCGACAAGCAGCGTCCGGTTCTTCATTGGCGGACCGCCTGCCAACTGTGCGACACGAGAAACACCGAGTACGGAAATATATCCGGAAAACAAAATTCTTTGGGAACCATCATCTGCCTGAACCAGGACATTGTAAGACCATCTTCCTTCCGGCAAGGCGGGGAATGAAAAAATCACCTCATTAGAAGACTCCCCCTTCTCAATGGAAATCTCTATCACCTCCTGATTGGCGGATACAATGCTCCCTGAAAAAATCACGCCGTCCAGAGAAACGGCTTCCCCTGCCATATCCCGAAACAGGGCAGGGAAGGAAAACGGAGTATTCTCCATGCAGGAAAAATGTTCCGTGACGCCCAGGAAATCTAACATGCCTCCCTCTTAGCACACATTTTTGCCGCACGAATACAACCGTAACTTGAACAAGCAAAAAAATCCGCTCCCTGTCGAAACAGGGAGCGGAACAAACAACAACGAATACCCTGGAAAGATAATTAAGCTCCAGCCGTCGCCTTCTCCTTACAAAGAATCTGCACGAAAGATTTTTCGTCTTTCCTGGAAGCCCCATACATGCAAGCGGCATCTGCTCGAACAACAGAAAGGTTCTGATACTTGTCCGGTCGCACGATAGAAAACTTCATCTGATCCCACGGAGAAAGAACCAGGCGGCTCTTGACCCACATCGGACAAATACGATTGCCGTCCTCATCAAACGGAAGCATATTCGTGACCAGGAATCGGACATTCAGCATTGGATTCACCTTGCCATGTTCCAGCACGGAAAAACCGTAATTCTTATTCTTCTGCTCCTCCCACATGATCATCTGCGCCTTCATCGTTGAGGAAATCGCCAGACAAAGAGTGTCGCCGGAAGCCTCGTCCCATGCGTAATTCTCTTCCAGCATGCGCTTGGCTTCAACAATCTGGTCCAGCAGGAACCCGGCAGGATTCTTCGTCCCATCCATCTTGAAATCAGCAGGAACAACCAGACTTGGATCAAGATTGGTCAACGTGGCGCCTGAATTGCCCGTGTAATTAGGTGCAAGCATTCCCCCGCAAACACTATCCGAAGTTGTACGGATGCGGAACTTTCCGGGATTATCCGTATCGGGAACCACCCCAAGCAAAACCTGATCAAGCAGCCTCTTGCCGGCCTTCTTCATTTCCGAGATAAAATCGCTGATACTGAGTTCAAGGTCGTTCAATAGGATGTTGTCAATATCATCCTTGTGAAGAGAGTCCGCATAACGTTGAGGTTTAATTACACGCTTCCCCATGGAAAGCTCGTGCGGGCTGGCCTCTACGAATCTGTTGCCGATCTCCTTGAACTCCGTCTTGCCCACATAGGGAATCTCCATATCTTTCCCGCGACCGGGGAGAACGGAACAATACGGCTCAAGAATAGACGTAACCTGTTGAATCTCACGCTCGAAAATTGTCGAATACTTCGTGCGGAGCATATCTGCAATAGAAAGATTAAACTCCATGCCCCTGTCATTGCACGGAACGTGATCGGAGACATACAACCACGACTTGAACAAAAACGCCCACGACTTGAACAAAACAATCAAAAGCGCAGCCTGGAAGCCTGTTCCTTGCTGTGCTCGTCGCGCAAATGACCATACACCCGCATGGCGAGAGCGCCCCCGTCCTGGTGCCCCAGCCACTTGGCCACGGTCGGAATATCTACTCCCTGCTCAATACACGTCGTGGCGAAAAAATGGCGCAAATCATGCACCCGGACATGGGGCAACCCCAGGCGGACACAGGCATTTGTAAGAGCTTTCCTTGGGTTTTCAATAACGAACACAGGAGATGTTGCAGTCAAGTTATTGTTTGTTTTTTTCATCCGCTCAATCACATTCCGTAGAGCTGGGTTAATATACAATATCCGTCTTTTGACTGCATGTTTAATTGCCGGGACGGATATGGAGTCTTTTCCAATATCGCCCCATACCAAGCGTCGGGCTTCTTCAATCCGCAGACCAGAGTAGGCCAAAAAAGCCACCATATCTGCTGCAGGGGAATCAAGGCTCTTTTCCCGGTACTTTCGCAGTAAAGGAGCACGCCTGATTTCTTCTACAATACGAACAAATTCTTCTTTTCCCGGGATGAAAAATTCCGTCGGTTTCAGACTCAATCTCTCCAGTTTTGCGGTAGGGTCTGAAACTACGTACCCGGAATCCCTGAGCATAGCAAATATTTTTCGAACTGCACCAAGAGCTCCATTGGCCGTTCTTGGCGAACAACTCTGTGCTTTTTTGGTCCACCATAACCGGCACATATTGGCCGTGATGGCTTCCGCTGCCACATCTTGTTCAACCAGCTTGCGAGCATGCTCCGCGAAAAGCAGAGCAGATTCAAGGGCCCTAGGTTTAAGATTGGGCCTCATCTTTTGCTGGGCAATGTAGGTATCTACCGCTACATACCAAGAGATGTTTCCGATAGTCGGGGTATTTGTCCCCATCTCCTGCAAAAAGGCAGCCAT